TATTAATAGTGCTTTAATCATTATGCAGCCTCCCCATAATTATATTCGTGGACTTGACGGGCTAAACTTCCTTCTGGTAAATCATCTAATTCAATTGTGTCCCATACACCTGACACTAATTTAAATTCTTCAATAAATAACTTTGCTTCTTCTAAAGCGTGTTCTGGTGATTTTATCCCATGATATTCCATCAATTCTGGTTCAGCATTGCTATCGACATAAAATTCAAATTCTTCTTTACCATTCCAAACAACTATAATGTCGTTTATTTCTGCTGTTAACGACAGATCGTCATCACCATACCAAGTTTCTTTCCACATTATGCAGTTTCCTTTATGTGTCTTCATAACCTTTCCTTTCTTGATTATATCTAATGATAACACATAGAATCATTTTTGTCAACAAAAATCGTCATCTCTAAGTCTTTGATTCTAAACAAAACTCGAAATTAATTGAATCCAACCAACGAGTTTCACCTGTTTTTAGTGATTTTACGGGGGGTAGAGGGGGGCTAGGGGTCAATGTAGTCTCCATGACTACCCATTGATCCCCATGTTCACGAATACGATTCTTACCTTTATTCGTGCGTCCTTTGAGGGTAATGATATTACCCATTGAATTTGACTTCCCAAGAGAAGACTGTTTCCATCCACATTGCGGCTTCTTCAAAAGTCTCAAATGTGTCACCCATATTAAGGATTTCACCAAACGCACCAAACACACAAAATCCAGTGTCGGGTTTAAGACTTACAATCTTAGGAGCGCAAGTTCCCTTAGTTGTACAATTCGTTGCAGCACTAACACCAAAATTAAACTCATCTTTCCATTTACTTACTAAATTTGTCATATCTAACTATCCTTTGTTTCCTTAGTTTATACCTTAGTATAGACTATAGAATAGGTTTAGTCAACAGAAATCGACATAGTTTTAGCGTTATTTTGGAGAGTATGGTATTTTTGTCACACTAGAATCCTTTGGGTTTTCTAGAGATTCCTCGGCGTTTCATTTCCATTTCTATCCATTGATGAGCTCTTCTATTTGTGACCTTGTTTTTTAGAAGAGTTTTGACTCGTCTGAATACTGACAATATAATATCTTCATCAGCTTTATTGTTATCAACAATTATCATACCATTCTTGAATAGGTTATTGAATTTACCTAGATTGCTTTGCACTGATTTCCAAGATTTAATCACAATATCTTCTGGAACACTACGATCACGATTAATGTTTCTTTCTAGCGCAACATCAAGTGAAGTATTGACAAATATCATATAACAATCATAACCCAAAGATTCTAGTTCTCTTTTTTCTTTGGATACTTTATCATATTCTCTACCAGTACCATCAATGATAAGTCCAATACGACCATCAATGTAGTTACCTTGTCTTTTAGATGTAAGTTCTTTTGATCTACCTCTAAGGGCATCTCTTGGTACTTCTTCATCATCTGGCATCTTCAAAGAGAGGCCAGCGTCTTTGAGAAGTTTCTCAAAAGCGTCATCAGAGTTAACTACTCTAAGACCAGTTCCACCAGTGGTCTTCCTGACAACGTATGACTTACCGCTGCCAGGTCCACCCGCTAGAAAAAAGGCCTTAAATATGTTGGGATCGTTGATTCCTTCCTGTAGTTCGTAAAATGTTTTCATATTTGTTCCTAATATCTTTACCATGCCCGGCTAGTTGTAATATATATTTATCGTCATCTGAAAGTGGTTGAATTGTCATTTCTCTCTCCTGTCTCTGAAAGTTCATTTTCTTGATACGGTTTTTCATTGCAGCTTTTGCCATTTTAATTTTCCTTTGTAAATTTCAGATTATTAGTTTAGGGCGTGTGTTTTGAGATATGGGCCTCCTTATAGGTTAGGGTAAAAGTCTTCAAATTTTTCATAAAGTGTGGCTGACTTTTTTGGTTTAGGCTCAAAATTATCTTCTGGGCCTTCTAGCGTTTCTTCTAATGAATCCTTTACGAGTGTCATATGTGTTTTATGTTTCTTATCACCAAAATCAAAATCATGTCTAAGTCTCTTTATAAAAAACATTCCTTTATAAAACCTATCGTTTTTTTCATTCTTAGAGGTTTTGTATGAAGCATTATATGGTAAATCTAACTGTACAATATCTCCGGCACTTACAAAAGTATTACCATGAGTTAATATATTCATCAACAATCCCTGTTCCAATTGTATTTTTTGAGAAGTTCTGCGTTGTAACCAATCTTGTGCATTTGGTGGAGAGTATGGTGATGTATTATTTTCCGTAGTATGATAAGCATCAAAACCAGATCCTATAGAAGCAGGAGTTACAAATGTTCTAGCTGGAAAATTTTGTACAGTATTTTTATTTTCATCTACATGAAGATGGCTGTATATTGGAAAATCATCTTTATTATTTTTATGATGGCTTGTGATATGTTGTTCTTTTTTAAAATTATCAAAAATACCATACTGATATTTCTTATATGATTTGCTGAAAATATCATGTACAATAAGATTAGATGCATATACACCAGTAGTATAATTAGTTAGACTATTGGCATTTTCTATGATTTCAAAATCAAGAATATTTGCTAATTCTTTTTCTATATCTACTGTACCAATTTTAAGTACACTTGATCCATGAACATGTTGTGTGTATGACTGTGTTGGACTTTGAGCATATAAACTTGATAGGCTTCTAAAATGATACCCTTTTAATGTTTCAAAAAACAAATAGTTTGGATTTGAAAAGAATTTTGATACTGCTTCTCTAGTTGCCATCTTTATTATATCAAATGGTCTTACGTTTGGAGCAACAATTCTTTTAGTGCCAGAAGTTGGTTCTGCCCATATTTTTTTCTTACAATTAACTTCACCCAACATAATTTTTACAATATCTGAATAAGAACCTTTTAATGAACGAGAGACTTTTGTTCTCTGATTACTCACTATTTCTGATGATGTGAAATTTAACAAATATACCTGTACATTATTACCAGCTTCAGTTCTACTTTCTAAAGAATTAACAATAAGAACATTTTCAGTATAATCTATAATTTCATCCTCTTGTGTGAGGGATGGTGTTTGTATTTTTAGTTTTAGATATTCTTGGCCGATAATTGGACCTATTGAGGTTAGTGCAAAAGAATCCTGTAGTAATATGTCTCCTGTCACAGCAGTCATACCAGTATCTTCAAAAAAAGTTATATTAAGAATTGATGATGATAAATCTATCTCCATACCAGAAGAAGTAATTAATTCTGCTTTGGCTAGTTTAAAATCACCAACGGCCTTTAATCCTGCCATTATAACACACTTGCTCCCATTAGAGTCTCAAATTCTTCTTGAAATTGTTCAATGTATTCTCCATCTAACAATCGTATTTTACGTAAAGTATCTTGCCTTTCCTCTTCAAACTCATAGTTTGTGATCGTAGTAAGGTCTAATTCAGAATACCCCGTAGTATCTGTTCCTATATCAATCTTGACTGAGGTATCTCCAGAAGTTTGTGATATCTCGTAATGATGAACACCATTAACATTTGTGTATTTGTCATTAACAAATGAGAGGAATTGCCCGTTATTCATAGGCCATTGATGATAACGATCTGTGATGTTATTAACAAACAAAATTATCCAATGTAACTCTGGATCATCATAAAGTTTGTCTGCAATCATTTCTGGTGTTTCACCCTCTTTAACATCATAGGTATCATAAAGAAGAGTGTTCGTTCTTACCTTAGTCCTTAAAGCAACACGTTTCAATAAGTTGGTTACGATTTTAAAATCACCATTACCTACAGAATCATATATTATATATGGGAAGTTTGCAAAATACATTCTAGTAACCTTCCTTTATCATATCTTTGCTTAATGTTTCCATCTCGACAAAATCTAATGTGATCTGACTTTTTTGTGGAGGAGGTCCACCGCCAAACTTGCCTGGTATAGGATCATAAGCAGTAAAACGATCTCCACCATATTGGACATCTACCTTTTGTAGAAAACAAGTTGAAATTTTATTAATAAATCCGTTAACTTGATTCTGATACATATATGTGATATCAAAAGTATTTGGAATATTCATTTCTCTTCTAGTTGATGCATTAGAATATGAGGGCATCATATTTTCTTTGAATGTATATATAATTTCTTGTATTGTTTTAGCTTCATCAGCACTCTTGGGTATAAAATTAAATGTGTATGAAAAACTTCTTCTACCAACACCTTCAAACATCATTTCCATTCTAGGTGTAATAACCTTACCACTATTAATTTGTTGTAAAGCTTTTGCGCCTGGAGCAAGAGTATCTAAACTTGCATTAAGTAAGTTTGTTACACCTTCTGTAGCGCCTGTTCCTAATTTATTCTTAACAGCTGTTAATTTAGCTTTCATATTACCATTTGCATTTTTAAAAGCTTCTATTGCAGCGCTGCCCAACATTGCAAGTGTACCAATTTCTTGGTCTGCATATTTAACTTCATAAGAAACTTGCACAGAAGGTGGCATATATAAAGATATTGAAGCTGGCATCCTGACTTTTGGTTTATCAGCATTAATTGATCTACCACTTCCACCCTTAGCTGCAGGAGGTGCTGCTGGAATATCTTTAGTAATTTTATCAGCGTCTGCTATTTGATTTTTTGCCATCAAAGATGCTTCTTTTGGACCAACATATCCTTGCCCATCTGCCATAATTTTATTAAAAATTTCAGTATAAGATTTTTTTGTTTGTTTAGTATGTATTTTGCCTGGTGTAAATTCATTAACATTAAATATTATATAATGACCTTGGGTGTCTGAACCAACATTAGATGGATATGCGTACATAGCTGTAGTATACTTTCCAGTTTTATCTATAGGACCAAGGGCAGAAGTTGCAGCGCCTCTAGCTGCACCAGTAAGAGAACCAATACCACTTCTAAGGGCCCCACTTACTGCTGAGTTTAATCTTCCTGCTATCTGAGCCTGAACTGCACCTGTAATACCTGTTAATACTGACATACATAAATATCCTTATACACTCTACTGAAAGTATTTATACGTTATGTCATACAAAGGAAAATATAATCCTAGAAACCCTCAAAAATATAAAGGTAATCCTCACAACATAATCTATCGTTCTCTATGGGAAAGAAAGTTTATGGTGTATTGTGATTCTAATAACTCTATACTTGAGTGGGGTAGTGAAGAGATCATCATACCCTATTTATCTCCTTGGGATGGCAGAATACACCGATACTTCCCAGATTTCTATATAAAAACTAAACAAACTGATGGGACTATTAAGAAATTCATTATTGAGGTAAAGCCCAAGAAACAATGCTCTCCACCACCAGAACAGCCCGCAAGAAAAACTAGAAGTTGGTATGGTGCAGTTAAAACTTGGGGAATCAACGAAGCAAAGTGGAAACACGCAACCGCATGGTGTAATAATAATGATATGGAGTTTAAGATATTAACAGAAGACCATCTCAATATAAAGTATAAATAGTTATATGGCACAGTCAAAATTTATACAGAGCGTCCTAGACGCAGCCAAGGGTAGACCAAAATCTACACAGTGGTACAAAGATAAAATCAAAGAGTTTGGTAAGCCAGGCGCTTTAGATTTAATACGAGATGGTAAAAGAAACAATAAACCATTTGTAGGTAAGTTAAATATGTTCTTCTATGATCCTAAGTTCAAGAAGACTCTTCCTTACTACGATACATTTCCATTGGTATTACCGTTAGAAGCATACTCTGATGGATTTCTAGGAATTAACTTTCATTATCTACCAATCCCACTAAGACTTAAATTGCTAGACAGATTGGTAGATTACTCAAATAATACACAATTTGATGAGAGTACAAAATTGATTGTTGATTATAGAAAACTTAAAAAGATAAAACTAATTCAACCAACCATACACAAATATTTGTCTGGTCAAACAAAATCGCAGTTTCGTAGAATAGATGCAGACGAATTTATGATAGCTGCGTTGTTACCAGTACAGAGATTTAAGAAAGCATCATCAAAAGAAGTATGGTCTGATTCTAGGGGAATGATCTAATGGCCATTGCAAAATTTTTAGAAGGAACAGCTTTCGGTGTAATGAATGATATACTAGCTGGTTTTCGTTCAAATGAAGGATATGCTATACCAAATAGGTATGAGGTTATAATAAATCCCCCAACAAAAGTTGGTGGTGGTGGACAAGAAAATATTTTTAATAATAAAGAAAGAGGTGCTAACCTAAGAGACTTATCTTTGAGAGTAGAGAGTGTTGTGTTGCCTGGGCGTACACTAACAACCGTTACAGAATCAAACGTATATGGTCCTGATAGAGATATAGTTGAGGGTGTAACTTATGCAGATGAAATTGCAATAGATTTTCAAGCAAGTTCTGGTTTAGATGAAAGAGTATTTTTTGAAAATTGGCAGAGACAAGCATTTAATGAAAAAACATGGAACATAGGTTTTTATAATGATTATGTTGGTTCTATGGAAATATATTTGTTGGATAGACAAGACGTAAGACGTTATGGTATAAAGTGTTGGGAAGTATTTCCTAAAACTATTACAGCTAATACTTTGACCGCAGCTGAAGCAACAGAAATTATTAAAACAAATGTATCTTTTTCTTTTAGATATTGGTCAAATATAGACCAAAACCAACAAGGTCCAAACGTGATGGATAGAATTTTGGAAACTGTGGTAAACTCAGCGGAGAGAAATATTTCTAGAAATATACCTAGAATATTAAATAGATTATAATAAAGGATGAATAATTATGGCGCTACCTAAACTACAATCTCAAGTATACGAACTTGAGCAACCTTCAACTGGTGAAAAAATTAAATATAGGCCCTTCTTAGTTAAAGAACAAAAGACCTTGATGTTGGCTTCTGAATCTGAAGATGAAACACAAATAAGGGATGCTCTTGCAGGAATTGTTTCTAGCTGCACTTTTGAAAAAATAAACCCATACAGTGTTCCTATGTTTGATGTCGAATTTTTATTTTTAAGGATTCGGGGTAAATCTGTAGGTGAGAAAATTGAATTAAATTTACTATGCCCAGATGATGGTGAAACTAGAGTTAAAACTACTCTTAACTTAGAAGATGTAGGTGTGAATCAGAAATTGGGCCACTCTAGTGAAATTAGTATAACGGACAAAATTAAAATAATAATGAACTACCCAACACTCAATGATATGGTAGGAATGAGTGGTGAGAAAGAAGCAGGATTTGATGAAGTTCTTGGAATGATGAAAAGATGTATTCATGAGGTTCATGATGGAGAAATTGTTCATAGTAAAATAGATATGTCTGAGTCTGATTTGGATGAATTTATTGAAAGTCTTACAACTGAGCAATTTCAAGGTTTGGCAGATTTCTTTGATACTATGCCTAAAGTTGCACATTCGATTGAGGTTACTAATCCTAAAACTAAAAAGAAAGGTGAAGTAGTTATAGAGGGCATCCAAAGTTTTTTCGACTAGCCCTCTCACATGACTCTGTGACTAATTATTATAAAACAAACTTTGCAATGATACAACACCATAATTGGAGTTTAACAGAACTAGAAAATATGATGCCTTGGGAGAGGGAAGTTTACATAGGACTTCTAATAGAACACTTAGAAGAACAAAAAAAGGAACAGGCTAAACAGTAATGGAAAT